TCGATGGAATCGAAGCCGTGTATTTCTCATGGTACTTCCCGTGGGACATTTACGAGAATGCCCAACTTTGCAAAGAGAAGATGGATTTCGGGCAGGCCCAGAACGGAACGAACGTCAATTACCACGCCGATAATTACTGGTGGGGCAAATCGGACGGTTCGTTCGAGGGCTTCGATTCGATAGACGATAAGATAGACGACCTCGACTTCTACATGATGCACATCAAGTTCGGCTTCGGCAGGGCAACCCGGATGGCCTCAAGGCTCATTCAAAGGGGCCACATGACCCGTGAGCAGGGATTGGAACTCGCCCGTAAATACGATGGGGAGTTCCCGCAATCGTATCTGCCGGATGTCCTGAAATACATGGACATGGACCACAGGGAATTCGAGAACATCGTTGAACAACACAGAAACCCGGAAATCTGGGAAAGGACGGACGGCATATGGCAACTCAGGACCCCACCGCAGTAAAACACAACTGCGACCTCTGCGAAGAGGATAACCCCCAATATCTCGACATGGTGCCCGGTGCCGCCGTATGTGGAAATTGCGGCTTCGTATATGTCCCCTACAGACGCTCCCCCGAGGCTATCGCGAAGGCATGGGATGATGTATGGGGGGAAGGATATACCTCCGCATGGCCGATGGTGAAGGCGAGGCTCACCTATGTAGCCGAGTGGATCGACCAGAATATCGGCCTTGAAGGCAAGTCGGTTCTGGATATCGGGGCCGGTGAGGGTGCGTTTCTGGAAATTGTGGAGGGACTTGGTTGCGGATCAAGCATGTGGGGTATTGAGCCCTGTGAATCTAACGCCGAACAGGTCAGAAAGTTCTTCAATTGTTATCCAGGAACGCTTGAACAGGCGCAGAAGCAATTATCAGAGAAGTTCGACATCGTAACCGTCCTCTGGACGCTGGAGAACTGCGGCGACTGCATCGACTTCCTGAAACGCGCGAAATCATTCCTGAAGCCTGACGGTCATCTTGTCGTGGCGACGGGATCGAGGATTCTGGTGCCGTTCAAGAAACCGCTGTCTTCTTATGTAGGAAAGAACCCTCCTGACCTGCATTGTTTCCGGTTTTCGGTTAATAGCCTCGGGCACGCCGCTTTGAAGGCGGGCTTTAAAAATGTCGCAGCCAATCAATACAAGGATAGCGACTGGCTGATAATGCACGCATTGGGGAGCAGCGAAACCAAGCCGGAAGATTGCTGGCACGACAACCCCGAAGAAGTCCTGCAATTCTTCAAATCCTGGCAGGAGATGTTCCCATGAGCGCATATATTATTGCCGAAGCCGGAACGGGGCATATTGGGCAAGATACCTTGCCGCCCAAGGGCGACTTTCGATTAGCGTGCAAGCTTGTTGATTGGGCCAAGCGCGCTGGCGCGGATGCCGTCAAGTTTCAGATGTTTATTCGTGACGAACCTCTGTTTTGCCCAATTGAAGGTGATGAAAATCGTGTCCCGCGCTGGAATAATTCGGCAATGCAATTCTGGGAGTGGGAAACGGTTAAAAACTATTGCGGCAACAAAGAAATCGACTTCCTCGCCTCCGTCTTTCAACCCACCGGCATCGAATGGCTGAAGAAACTCGAACCTAAATACTACAAGGTGGCGAGCAGGGCGGCAAAGACCTACCCATACGATCAGGTGCCGGGGCCGTTTATCATCTCCAACGGCTTTGATTTGCTAGGCAGACACGAATACCCCGAACAAGAACATTACGCGCTCTACTGTGTATCTGAATACCCGACACCCCTGAACAGGGCCGAATGGGGTGCATCGTATGACGGCCTCTCCGACCACTCCGGCACCCCCTGGCCCGCAATCGACGCCATTGCGAGAGGCGTTGAGTTTGTCGAGGTCCATTTCGGGGATAAAGAAGGCCCGGACGGCCCCGTAAACCTGACAACCGATGAATTGAAACTGATATGCGAGTTCAGAGATGCCGTTGCCGAAATGCGTGGTTCTTGACTATCTGGACCCCGGCCCCCTTAGCTGGCGGCATATGGGCACTCGGATAACATATCGTGGCAGGGTAATTCGTATTCCTGACAAGCATGTGCGCTGGGTAGATGCTTGCTATGTGTCTGACTGTATCGGCTCGGTGGATTTTAGTGGCCGATTGTGGCGCGATACCAGGATCGATGCGTATGCCGAAACAAAGAAATGGATAAAGGGAAAATACGCATATGCTCTCGGGAAATATCCGGCTGCATTCGCGATCATAAGAAATGACGGCACGATTGAACTGATCGGCGTTCACCCCGCCGCCGCTGGATTGGGGTTGGCGGAGCGCCTTATCAGGCATGTAGGGGGAACAATCACAGCCGGGACATACACGGACAATGTGCCTGCAAGAAAACTTTATGAAAGGCTTGGAATGAAGGAAATCAAGCGGGAAGAGGTTTTCCATGAAAATTAACTGCATCATCCAGGCCCGCATGGGCTCCACCCGTCTGCCGGGGAAGGTGCTGGAGAAGATCGGCGATAGTACGTTATTGGGAATGGTTCTGTCTCGATGTGATTTAGCCAGGAATATTGACAAGGTAATCGTGGCTTGGAACGGCCCGAAATATGACAAAGCGCAAAAAAAGGACGGTTCGGAGCGATATTGGGTTGATGGCCCCGAGGAACCCGCCGCCCGCTTCGTCAAGGTTCTCGCTGAATACCCCTGTGACGGTTTCGTGCGGGTGTGCGCGGATAGCCCGTTTATTGATGCTGAATCGGTAGACAAGGCTGCGAATGGCCTTCAGGATTTTGTGTATTTTCAATATAACGGCCATGCGCACGGAAATCAGGCAGAAGGCTTTGATACAGAGGCCTTTCTACGGGCGGAACCATCCATGCAAGGTGATGAGAGGGAACATCTTGGCCTTTGGTTCCACCATCGTGACCGTCTGACCGTCGATACCCCCGCAGACCTCGAACGCGCCCGCCTGATCGTCTCCCGCATGACCAAACCCCACACCGAATACACGGCGGCTGAATGTCTCGACTTACTGCGAAAGTAATCGGTGCCGAGGGCAACATGGGCCGTGAGCATGTCGCGGCCTACCGAGAGTGCGGCGTGAAGATTGTCGATGTACGCCCCGACATCGTTTCCATCGCGTCTCCCGACGATACCCACGCGGAATACGTCATAGAAGCCCTGCAATCGGGCGCGCATGTGTTTTGCGAGAAGCCCTTGGCGACAAATCGCGCCGATATGATGGAAATCATGGGTTTGGCGGACGAAAAGTGCATCTGGCAGAACTTTCCGCTTCGATATCAGCCGTTATTCGTTGATTTGAAGGAAAAAATAAAGGATTTTGGCGAAATCTACAGAATAGAAGCCTCATATAACTGGGGACGGACACATAAACTGTACGAATCGTGGAGAAATCGCAATCCTGACTACAGTCTGGTCATGGGCGGCATGATTCACATGGTTGATCTGGTTGTCTGGCTTACGGGAATGGAGATCGAGCCGAGCATGGTGGCGGGCGTGAACCTCTCCGCGCCGGGGTTTCCCGGTCCTGACACGGTTTCCGCCCTATGTAAGTTGGATAATGGCGGAATCTGCAACTTTACCGTGGATGGCGGCACCGGAGTGGACAAGCACAACCACAGAATCACGATACACGGCACAAAAGGCGGAATTACTGTGGTAAATCACGAACCCACAGACAAGCAGGCGTGTATATTCGATTTCGTGGAGATGCTGGAGAAGAAGGAAAATCACAATAGCGGGATTTACTCCACCGTTGTCGCCCTGATGATCGATGAGGGGCGGAGACAAATGCAGGAAGAAGCAAAATGGGTATGAGAGTGCGGTTCGCGGTGCCGCAAATAGACGATGATGATATTTTATCTGTTTCGTGTTCCTTACGAAATTCTCAACTCACTAATGCGGGAAATGTCCGCGCCTTCGAGCAATCTTTTAGCGATTTTTGCGGCGGTGGAATGGCTTTGGCTACCACTTCTTGCATGGGTGCTCTACATCTGGCCGCACTCTGCGGGTTAAAACCCGGCTTCGAGGTGATCGTTCCCGCTTTAACCCATCCGGCTACCGCAATGGCCGTCTCCCTGGTCGGGGGAATCCCCGTTTTTGTCGATTGCGACCGGGAAACAGGCAATATAACGCCGGAAGCCATCAAAAACGCCATAACGCCCCGCACCGGGGCTATTTTTGTGGTTCATTACCTTGGAAAGCCCTGCGATATGCCGGAAATCATGGCGATATCGCGGCAACACGACCTGTTCGTGGTGGAAGACTGCGCCCTGGCTCTCGGGAGCTTCATAGAGGGCACCCATGTGGGCCTGTGGGGTCATGCCGGGACGTTCTCGTTTTACCCTGCAAAACACATCACCACCGGGGAAGGGGGTATGCTGCTGACCCGCCACCCCGCGATAGCCGAGAATATCCGCGCCAGACGGCATTTCGGGCAACGGCATGAAAGCCCGACCGGGCTGATTGTGGCCGCGCGGGACTGGATTATGCTAGGATTGAACTACCGGATGACGGAAATGCAGGGTGCGCTGGGCGTTTCACAGATGAAAAAGCTGCCCAGCATCATGAATGCGAGAAAAAACAACTACAATCTGCTGTCGAAGGAACTTTCTGCGTTCGAGCAGATGAACAGCGGGCATTATGCTCTTTCGGTCTTCGTCGGCCCTGACAGGGACCGTGTAAAGGCGGAAATGAAGAGGAAAAATGTGGAAACCAGCGTTTATTACGCGCAGCCGGTGCCGCATACACAGGTTTACGCGCAACACCACCAGATCGGGCAGTTCCCGAACGCGGAAGAGATATCCAGCCAGAATCTATGTTTCTCGGTCGGACCGCATCTCACTGAAAAGGCCATCAAGTATATGGCGCAAACTTTTAAGGAAGTTCTATGAAAATCGCCCTCGTTGGCTGCGGCTTCATCGGCCACCATCTCGCCCTTCACCTGAAGAACAGAAACCATACCGTTGCCGCCGTTGACAGCCTGATGGTGAATAACCTGATGGTTCTCGAAAACGACGCCCACAAGGCCTTTGCCGAGGAACGGCTGGCGCTGCTCGATATTGCCGGGATTCCCCTGATCCGCGCGGATGCACGGGATTACGATCTGCTGTCCCGCACCCTCGCGCACTTTCAGCCCGATCTGATTATCCATACGGCGGCGATTGCCCATATCACCGTGGCAAACAAAGACCCGCACACCACCTTCGATCATTCCCTTAGGACGCTGGAGAACAGCCTCGACGTTGCCCGCGCATTAGGATGTGGGTTGATGTATTTCTCGTCCTCGACGGTTTACGGGGATTTCTCCCAGCCCGTCATCAACGAGAAGGAAGAACTCACCCCTGAAGGCATCTACGGTAATCTCAAGCTCGCCGGGGAGAGAATGGCGATTGCCTACAATCAGACGTATGGCCTGCCCTTGACGATTATCCGCCCGCAGGCGCTCTACGGTCCAAGGTGCGTATCGGGGAGGGTGACGCAGGTATTTATTGAAAAAGCCATGCGGGGCGAGCCGATTACGATCCACGGCGATGGAACCGAAGAACACGACTTCACCTACATCGCCGATCTGGTGATGGGACTCCGGTGCGCGGTTGAAAACCAGGAATGGGAACCGGGTATGTTCGAGACGTTCAATCTCACGGGAGAGAACGCGACAAGCCTCAATAAACTCGCGGATATCGTCATGAAACGGTTCCCGACGAAGGTTCTGTATGCGGAGAAAGACCCGGAAAAGCCGGAACGTGGTACAATGTCCTGCCGCCATATCCGCGATAAAGTGGGATATAAACCTCAATACGACATCGAGCGCGGCATGACGGAATACATGGACTGGTATTCCAACCTGGACAAGATCAAGGCCGCATGAGCGAAATCCAAACCGTCTTGGCTAACCTGGAAGCCAAAAAAGCAAACCAAATGCTTTTCTTCCAGTACAAGCAGCCCTACGACCATGCGAAGGCGTTCGGCCCGGACAATATCGGGCCGTATTTGTGGCAGATCGAGGTTCACAACGCGGGCGGGGAGAAGACCGAGCGCCTGCTGATGGCCGCGAACAGGGTGGGCAAGACGCAAACTGCGGCTGCGGAAGTCGCTTGCCACGCCACGGGACTGTATCCGAGTTGGTGGGAAGGCCGGAGGTTCGAGGAACCGACAACGATCTGGTGTGGATCTGAATCGTGGACGGCCTCGCGAGACATCATTCAAGAGTCTCTATTAGGGGTGGTCGGGGAAGAGGGCACCGGCTGGATACCCAAGGAATACATCATCGACTGGAAGAAGCGTCAGGCCGGCGTCTCGGACGTTGTGGATACGATCCGCGTCCAGCACAAGACAGGCGGGGCATCCTCCATCACCCTGAAGACGTATGAGCAGCAAAGAAAGGAATGGCAGGGCCGCGCGTGTCATTTCGTGTGGTTCGATGAAGAACCGACGATGGACATTTACACGGAAGGGCTGACCCGTATTCTCGACAAGCGGGGCTGCGTTCTGTTGACCTTTACGCCCTTAAAAGGCCCGTCTGAAGTCGTGCGCCACTTCCTGAATCCCGAGATCGGCGCGAGCATATGGATCAAAAACGTCGGCTGGGACGATGCGCCGCATCTGGACGAGAAGGCCCGCAACGAATTAATGGCCACCTACCCGTCTCACGAACGGGACACACGTGCGTCAGGAACGCCCCTTCTGGGGTCGGGCGCGATCTTCCCGGTCAAGGATGAAGACATCTCCTGCCCGCCCTTCCAGATACCCGATCATTTCGCACGGATTAACGGGATTGATTTCGGCATCGACCATCCGCACGCGACGGCGTTTTGCGCCTGGGACCGCGACGAAGACACCTTTTATGTTTACGACTGTTATAAAAGGTCCAACGAAACATCGGTTTACCACGCGGCGGCGCTGAAGAAGCACGGCGCATGGATACCCGTATCGTGGCCGCATGACGGGTTGCAGAGAGACAAGGGAACCGGGGTGGCTCTGAAGGATCAGTTCCGGGACCACGGCTGCACCATGTTGAAGGAACACGCGCATTATAAGGACGAACGTCAGAACAGCCGGGAGGCCGGGCTGATCGAGATGTACGAATGGATGCGGGTGGGCAAGTTCAAGGTATTTTCCACCCTGAGTGACTGGTTTGAGGAAAAGCGGCTTTATCACAGGGACGACGGCAAGGTGGTGGATTCGTATGATGATATCATGAGCGCAACCCGGTATGCGTTCGTGATGCGGCGGTACGCCGCGACGAAATCGCATGGCGCGGTGGCGACCAGAAAACCGGCGCGGCCAATCGTGGGGGGCAGGGCATGGAGGACATAAGCCTCGCCCGTCTGGAGAGGATCGCCCGGAATATCATCACGGACCGCCTGCGAATGGAGCGAGTGGAAGGAGATTTCGGAATAATCTATCTTGCACACGGAACCAACGCTGACGGGAATATCGTCGGCCTTTGGGGATATCGCGACAAGGCGCGCGACATTGAGTTTAAGGAAGACACGTCGTTGGAAGATGTCCGGCAGGTATTAATCAATGACGCTTCGGGCTTGATGGAACTCCTGGATGAGAAAGGTCTGATCTGATGCCCGAAAAGGTCGAGGAAAAGCGCAGGTTTAACAAGAACGATCTGGCCACGCTCGGCGATTACGTTAACGCGGAGTTTGAGCGGCGGAAAACGAAGCGCAAGAGCCTTGAAGAGTTGTGGGGCGAAATCGACCGCCAGATATCTATGACGCCCGTGACCCGCGATATCCGGTCCGGTACGGCGAAGGACTGGTATCCGGATACGGAACTCCCCTTGCAATTCAACGCGCTGGAGGTCATCGGTGCGGATACGCGGCGTCTGAAGTTTCCCCGTGGAACGGAATGGTTTTCCGTCTCCGCAGACCTGAATGACGCATATGCGAAGCGATGGCAGACTCAACGCGAGAAATCCGCGCTTCTGACCGGGGGCGGCTTCACGGACGCCGAGGATGTCGAGCTTCCTGGGGGGCTTTCGGCTAAAGGGCTGGCGCAGCAAGTCGATCTGGACCAGGAGACGGCGAACGTCCTGAGCAAGGTGACGATGGACCATTATCACCGTCAATATGATTTCAGAACGCAGATGGACCTGTTCGACGCGGAGATGATTAAGTACGGAACGGGCGTCGTTCGTGTCCGCCCGGTCAAAACGTCCAAGTTCACGATGGACTTCCGGGGCAACAAGAACGACGGCATGGAGGGTCCGGCCGTTATCCCGTGTTCGATCCGGGATACCTATCTGGAAATCAACCCGACAGGTGCCCATGAGGGCGTTATGATCGCCCCGCTTACGCTGAGGGCGTCGTGGCAGCGGCTTGACAGCCTCTTGCTTGCGGCGAAGCGCGGCGGGAAAGAGCGCGGCTGGATGCCCAAGCAGATCAACGACATGATCCCCGAGAGCGCGAACCGGATGGTCCGGTTGATCGAGGGCGAGGGCGATTTCGTCATTCCCAAGAGCAGCGGCAGTATTTACCTCCCGAACTTCCTGATTACCATCGCGGTAGGGCAAGGATTGGTGCGGGTTATCAGGATGCGCGAGAATCCCGTGCCGTTCCGTTCCTACGTTGTTGGTAACTATATGCGGGACAAGGTGGATTCGCCTTACGGGGCATCGCCCTTGATGAAGGGCCAGCCGTTGCAGGAAGCGGGCACGGCGATCATGAACGATCTTCTCGCCGCAAGCCGGTTCGCAAGCCAGCCTGCCGCTACCTACGACCGGCACGACCCCAATTTCGCCGCGACGGGAGGCCCGGAACTGTTCCCCGGAGCCATGATTCCCGCCGATAGCCCGAATGCGGTGGAAACGCTGGATATCGGCAACATGGCGGAGGCGTCGGGTGCCCTGGCGATGATGTTGAAGTTGTATGAAGACGTGACGGGCGCGAATGACGCGAGACGCGGTGCGCCGGTTAAATCCCACACCACGACGGGAGGCGTGGAACTGGAAGCCTCTCGGGGTATCGCCCGGACGGACGATTTCGTAACTGCCGTGGAGCAAGGCCCGCTGACCACCATTCTTTACATGGAATGGGAGATCATCAAAAGCGTGATGAAAAGCAAGCAGGCGATTTCCGTGAATGCAGGCGGTATTGAGGGCTGGGTTAACCTGACCGCCGCCGATCTGCCGGACAATATTATCTTCAACGTCCACGGTTCCGCTGGCGTGTTGAACGAAAGGGAGCGGGCGGGCAACTTCCTGTCGGCCTCGCAGTTCGTCATTCAGATGGCGGCACAGGCGGCGCAGATGGGCAAGCCGTTCGAGGTATCTTTCGAGGAAATAGCGGAAGAGGCGTACAAACTTGGAGGCATTCAGAATGCCAGCAGATTTATCGGCGGCACACAGGGCGGTGCTGGCCAACCTTCGGCAGAACCCGGCGTTCCCGGAGATGTTGAGGGCGCTACCGAGGACATCCTTGCCCAGCTACAACCAGAGCAAGCCTTTGGATGAGCAAACCAGCCGCTACGTCTATTTGAGCGGCGTTATTGAAGGTGAGCGGAGGATTATAGATTTTCTGCTGAAGTCTCCTGTCGGAGATTCGACGATTTGAAGTAAATTTTTATTTCGTTTACTTCTTGAAGCATGGAACCTGATACCGAACTGGCGAACGCTGGCGAAGGTGCTTTAGAGCATCAAGAGTCAGACACTTCCGGGGACTCGGACCTCACATCGCTGTTAGAGCAATATGAGGAAGGCACCAAGCCGAAAGCCGTGACTCCACAGACCGATCTATCCAGGCTTGACCCGGTGATCCGCTTTGCGGAAGCCGAGATGGCAACCCGTCAGAAGGAGTCCTTCGAGAAGGACGTTAATGACGCGGTGGAGACAATCGGGGCGGACGATTCATTCAAGGCTTTGCCGAAGACCTTAACGCGACGAATGCTTGTCGCTTATGCCTTCGACAATCCCGAGTTTGACAAGGCTTTCCAGACCAAGGCCCAGAATCCCAGAGCATGGGAAGCTGCTTTGAATCAGGCGAAAACCGCTCTTGCCGAAGAAATAAAGGATATTCCTTTGCAGACCGGGGACCGCGATGACATCGAGGCAGCGAAGGCTGCGGTTCAAGACAGCAGTCCCGGTTCATCGGTACAAGACGAAACGGGGCCGAGTGTCGCGAAAATGGCCAAAATGTCCGATGCCGAATGGCAGAACTTCCTTGAGGAAGAGATAGCCAAGGCACCGTAACCCCGGAGAACTCTTATGCCGATTACCACGACAACGGAGATTGCTGGTCCGGTAGATGTTAAATTCCAGATGACCTTGCTTCGCAACGCGAAGGCACGGTGCCCGCATTTCGTCGGTTCGGTTCCGGCGACGATAGCGGAACATCAGGGAACATTTACAGCCAAGTGGCGACGGATCGAGAACCTGACCCCGACGACAACGCCTCTCGCGGAATTGACGGGATCGCTTAACTTCCCGACACGGCAAGGCACACAGCCGACCGTTACCGATCTGACCGCGACCGTCCAGAAATTCGGTGTGTTCATTTATCTGAACGAAGAAGTTGACCTCGTTAACTTCAACGGCCAGACAAACAAGCTCGCTGAAGTTCTCGGCATTAACGCCGGTCAATCGCTGAACCGCCTGCAACGCAACGTCATGGAAGACAACGCCACCGCTATCTTCGGCGGGGCCGCGACCACGGCGACCGGAATTGCCGGGGCGGGGATCACGCGGTCCGACATCACCGTGGCCGGTAATGCGCTGAATCGCAATATCGCGATGATGTTCACGCCGATGACAACCGGCTCTGCGAATACCAACACCACGCCGATCAGGCCCGCCTACTGGGGTATCTGTCACGTCGATGTGGAAGAGGATATCCGGCTTTTGACGGGCTTCCAGCCTGTTGAGCAGTATGCCGGGCAGACCTCTATCGCCAACGGCGAGTTTGGTGCGGTTGGTAACGTCCGCTTCGTCTCCACCACCGAGGCAAGCATCGACTCGACCGCAGGGCAGTCCATCACCGGCACTTCGACCGCTGCGGGCCGGACAACCGGGTCCGCGACCCAGTATGACGTTTACAACACCGTCATTCTCGGTCAGGAAGCGGTTGGCAGTCTCGGCTTTGGGATGAACCACACCAAGGAAATCTATCAGGCGGGCGACCGTCTTCCTGGCGTGATGATGATTAATCATTCCAAGGGTTCAGCCGGTTCCGCCGATCCGTTCAACGAAATCAGCACGATGGGCTGGAAGTCCTGGCACACCGGGTTGATTCTCAACAGCGCTTGGGTCCGGGTCATCCGCCATACTGCAAGCAAGTTGGAGGCATAATCATGACTGTAACAGTAGTAGGCGCAGGTACTCAGGTTTCGGAAGGTCAGCCGCGCTCGGTAAAAAGTTATACCGGGAACACGGCCACGGCGCTTCAATCGCTGGACCCGACGTATGATGTTCATAATCTGGGCATGTCAACGGCGGCAACGGTTGGTGTGAACCGTTATCTTCTGGCGACTGACAGCAATTATGAAAATCGCACGTTGATCGTCCAGGCGACGGCCACCGGCACCGCGAGTTTGGTGCTAACCGGGACTTCTACCGGAATGCTGATTTTCGCCGCTGCGACGGACATTGTTCGTTTGCGGCAGTTCAACGGTGTTTGGAGCCTGGAAGAGAATACGGGTGCCACGGTGGCAACGGCCACCGGCTCTGCATAGCCCGCCGTAAACTTGGCGGGGGCTGGCTCCCTGGTCCCCGCCGTTTTTTTGAGGATTGAATGGCTAAAAAAAGACTACTAAAGCACCACCCCAAGGTGGAGCGCGGCGGCGGGACGGTGGCCTTGATTGGTATGGGGCCGTCGATTACCAGCTATCTCACGGAAACGCTTACCCAGGAATACCAGCCCAGCCATTGCGACGAGGTATGGGCGATCAACATGGCGGCGAATGTTATCCGTCATGATGTGGTTATCTGGATGGACAATCTTGCAGAGCAGGAAGACTTCAAGCCGGGTTTGTTTGCGGCCTTGCGGTCATACGGCACGCCGGTTCTGACGACCAATGCAACGCGGGGCGTCGTTCCCAACAGTTACGATTATCCGATTGACGAGGTTACGGCGCTGAGTATGCCGATCTTCGGCAAGCCGTATTTCAACAACGGCGTGGCGATGGCGGTTGCGTATGCAATCTGGAAGGGCGTCAAAACCCTGAAGATGTACGGTTGCGACTTCACCTATCCAAACCGCAATTACGCGGAGGGCGGGAGAGGCTGCACAGAAGCATGGATGGCGCTTGCGTCTGCTTCCGGCATGTCGATTGTCCTGCCTGAAGCAACCAGCCTGTTTGACGCGGTTGAGGTTGGTAAGGGTATTTACGGATACTCGGAACAGCCGATCATCAACCTGCCCGATGGGTCCAAGTACGACCCGACGACGCTCGGCACGACACCGCCCGAGAAGGCAACCAAGAAAGAGGTTGTCACCGAGGAATCCGGCGAGGTTGTAGCGGAATACGAACCCGAAGACTCTAGCCCGAAGGAAAAGAAAGATGCAGTTCAGCGACGTGTTCCCAGAGCGAACGGTAGCTCCGCCGCAGTTGCCGGGTCAGCCGATATACACGGCTAGCGTACTCAACGGCCTGCGGCTTCAGCAGCTACGCGATCTGGCGTATGCTTTTGATGTGGAAATCAAGACGGACGGGACAAAACCCGAAGTTCTGCCTGCCATGCTCGCAGCGGAGTCGGCGGGTATCTTCCAGCAACAGCCGAAGCGCCCCGAGTTTCTTGTGAAGGCGTCCCGGTCGGCGGATGAACCGCATGTTGACTGGCAGTCCTACGCGAAGAAAGCGGAACCCAATTTCCGGCAACTTCAACAGCTTGCCAAGGAACATGGCGTCAACGCCTTTCAGAAGGGCGAGGAAGAGTTGCGAAGTGAACTGAAGGCGGCTGGTGTGTTATGATCCGTGCGAAAAGTAAGTTTGTAGGAAAACTTACGCGAGTGCAGCACAAACGACGCGGGTCCGATACGTGGGAAGAAATCCCCATCAACAAGTGGCACGCAATTAAATTGTTCTTTGGAGGAAAGTTGACATGGCAGCGGTGTTTACAACATCTGGGGCGTTCTTCTTAACGGACCTGCTGGTTGCCGGGACCACCGCTACCGTATGGGCGATTGGCTTCGGTTCCGGCACGACCACCGAGGCGGCGTCCGATCTCGATCTTGAGAACCGGGCGACCGAGGGCACGGTTATCGCGACATCCACTGGAGAGCAGGCGGGCGCTTCCGATACTGCCGAGTGGATCGGCACGGTAACGATCAACCGGGGTTCCGGCTTCAGTGTCGAGGAAGCGGCCTTGTTTTGGGATTCGACCGGAACGGCATCCAAGATGCTCATTCGCGGTACACATACCACCGTTGCAGCGGCGACCGACGACCAGATCAGGTATACGTTCCGGTTGCAGCAAACCTAATGTGTATGCCCTATTAACTTTCTGCCATAGCATAGAGGGGGATGGCTAATGGCTGTTCCCTTCATTGCCGCCTCTGGTGCCGCCTGGACCGTCAACGACAGTGGTGGCAACGTCGAGTCCCTTATCACGCTGACCAAGCCGACGGACGCCACCATCGACAACGGCGATCTGTTGTTGATTATTGTCGGCAGTGATGACGCAAACCCCCTTGCCGGTGAGTGGAATGCCGTTACCGGCTGGACCCGCGAATTCCAGATAGGCGACAATACCACCGATGTCGCGATGGCCGTATACTGGCGCATTGCGGACGGCACCGAGGGGGCGACGCAGGGCGTTACCTGTGACACAACCAACGAACTATACGGCTGGTATATCCATATCCAGGGGAACGACGACACGACTCCCATGGATGCCAACGGCCCCGGTACGGAATATAACGCAGTTGGCACCAGCCACGCCGTAACCGGGTTTACCGTTGCCGCCAATGATCGCCTTGCTTTTACGGTGGGGGCGTTCGACGGTGGGGACGGCCATGCCTTTACTGTAAGCGGCACGGGCTGGACGCTCGGAGACAGCCAACAGTCGGGTAGTGGCGCTTCCGATGCGTCCGGCATGTGGGCCACCAAGGATGTAACGAGCGGCGCGACCGGAACGTGTACTGTCACGTCAGCGGTGACTGACGGCCTTGCCGGTATTCAGTTTGCGATTGCTTCTGCGGCTGGTGGCCCTACCGAGGAAACTCTCGCGGCAACGGCTACGGTAGCGGCGACTTTGGCGAGACGGGCCTCTTTATTCAGAACATTGGCGGCGACGGCGACCGGGGCGGCAACGCTGGCTTTCTCGCAAGCTTTTTCCAGCATCACCAATGCGGCGACAGCAACCGGAGCGGCGACCCTTAATACGGCGGCGGCACTCGTTAATCGTACTCTTTCCGCGGCGGCGACTGGTGTTGCCACGCTGATAGAAGACCTCGGGGCGACCCTGACGGAGCTTACCTTGGCGGCGACGGCTGCTGTTACGGCAACGCTGAACCGCGCCGCATTGTTTTTCAGGACGCTGAAGCCTGCATCGGAGGGCACCGCTCCCGCTGTGGATTTCGATGGTGCTGCCGGTAGTGGCTTTGATGATTCTGGGAGCAATGCCGGGCTTACTGACGGCAAAGAACTAAGTTGGTCATTCTGGATCAGGCGAGACACAACAGGCACCCCAACGATTTTAAGCTCAAGCCGCAAGGCGATGGTTTTGCAAACAACTGACAGGGTTGATTTTTTATTCCAGAATGCTGCTGGTGGAGTTGTGTATCGGTGGATATCTGCAAACAATGCCGTACCGACAGAAGACGTATGGCACCATGTTTGCGGGTGGGTAAATACTGCTGCGACAGACGATTATGATAATTATATAGACGGGGTGCAGGACAGCACAGTTGCAACGACTTTTGTCCTTGATGGTATTTTCCGCAATCAGGATGTCGGCAGCGCCATAGGGCAAAACTGGACAACTGGTGCAAGCAATCTTGATGGTGGGTTATCCCAGCTTGCTTTATGGGAGCGCAAGATTGACTGGAGCAATTCATCTACTATTGAGTTGGTTCGGACATCTGATGGCAAGGCCGTTGTTTTGCCGGACGATGGCGACATAGATTCGGGCGGCGCTGCTGCTTACGTTTTTAATAAAGACGAAGCCAACGCACATACAAATGACGGCACGGCTAATGACTGGGCGGAAGGTGTCGGCACCTCCGACACGACAGGACCAGCCACGGCGGCCGGTGGCTCTAGAATTGTCACGACATTAAACATTCGGCAAGATATACGGTTTGCCGCTACGGCAATCGGTGCCGCCGTTCTAGCGTTTCAGAAATTTGTTAATCGCGTTCTGGGGGCGACAGCAACAGGCACAGCGACCTTGTTGCGGCTGGCCTCTGTTTCCCGCGCTTTGTCTGCTGTTTCGACGGGCGTTGCCACGATAATCAAGCGGGCGGCGTTTTCTCGCATAATTTCTGCTGCGGCCACAGGCATCGCGACATTAATAGAGCAATTAATCTCGGCATTAACGGAAATCACCTTGGCGGCTACGGCCACAGTGGTTGCTGTTCTTGAAAGGCGTTTGCGTGCAGGACGAACGCTGGCCGTGACTGCCACGGGCTCCGCTACACTGTTAATACAAGGGCTGTTTCGTCGTGTTATGTCCGCTACTGCGACAGTGACGGCGACCGTAAACAAGAGATGGCTTGCCCTTCGGACGTTATCCACGACGGCCACGGGCGCTGCCGTGTTGGCTTTTAGCCAAGCATTCACGCAAGTGGTTCTTTCCGCGACAACCGCAGTAACGGCTACCTTGGCGCGTCGTTGGCGGGCTTTCCGCGCTTTTGCGGCTACCGTTACCGCTACCGCCACGATGATCGCAGATCAACTGGGCGCTACGCAGATAACCCTTGCTGCGACTGCTGCTGCCGTTGCCACATTAAACAAGCTGGGTTTGTTCTTCCGCACCGTATCGGCAACGGCCACGGGCGTAGCTACTGCCCTGAAGAATTTCAGTACGGTTACGCTACCGGCAGCGGCGACAGGGTTAGTAACGCTTATTGCCGAGGATTTGGCGGCTACGCTCGTCACGCTTGCGGCTACCGCAACTGGTGTGGCAACGCTGGCGCGTCAACGGATTGCGCCTCGCATTGTATCAGCAGTCGCAACAGGCGTGGTGACAATAACGAATGCCTTCCCGTTCAGCGCCCGTGTTTTCTCCGCCATTGCGACTGTTATCGCGACAGAGAAGAACAGCCCACACGCGGTTTTCCTGACAACACAAGTGGGTTCAGGGCATTACGGGCTTATTGGCGGGGAAGACAATTTCCAGAAGGGCGACTGGGAGCTTATCAATGGCGGGGCTTATGAACAGATAGGCCCGTCCAGAGCATTCTTGTTGAGAGGTTTTTTCAAGACGCTCGCGGCAGCGGCGACGGGCATCGCTACTCTTGTTCAGGGCATCCCTGTATATCTCCGCACTCTTGCGGCGACAGCCACGGGCGTTGCCACCCTTGCCCGGCGGGCTCTTTTCCGTAAAGTCTTCATCGCGGTTAGCACGGGTATAGCCACGTTATTCCGTCGCGCCACTTACGTGCGGCTGTTCTCGGCTACAGCCACGGGCATAGCCACTCTTATCGAGCTACTTATCTCCGCATTGACGGAGATTACCCTTGCAGCTACGGCCACAGGTGTAGCCACCATTCAACGGTTAGTTACGGCATTCCGCACTCTCGCAGTGACGGCGACGGGCGCTGCGACATTGCTTCTCAGCAGGGCTTTTACGAGCATAGCTTTAGTCGCAACATCTACAGCGTCCGCGACTCTGGCAAGAGTTGCCTTGTTATTTAAAACACTGGCGGCAACCGCTACAGGGGTGGCAACGCTTGTTCGTGAACTTGTTGTTCCGCTTACCGATGTGGTTCTTACCGCTACGAGTACGGCTGTGGCGACGATACAGAGCCTATATCAGCAGTTTGTGCAGGCTTTCACCGGACATGGCGGTTTGGGCCTGGGCGATAAGCTGGGGCGCTGGCGTCGTCGTCGGGGCACTTGGAAGCGTAGGAAATAAAAGGATAGAATGCAGCTATGACGACAATTCCTAATTTACCAGCACTTCCCGCGACCAAGAATATTTCGGGTGCGGATATTCCTATCCCGCTTTCGGGTGACGGGGATTACAGGGCATCGCTGAGCCGAGCGCGTGGAAATAGCTTTATCAATGTCAAGGATTATGGCGCTGTGGGCGATAGCACCACGGACGATAGGGCAGCTATTCAGGCGGCAATCGACGTTGCCGAGGCAGATGGCGGTACGCGCATCCTTCATTTTCCGAGGGGAGTTTACCGCGTTGTTCCTGTGGCCGGGGTTGGGCTGACATCTGAGGGCACTATCAGCGTGTTTGGTGAAGGTCATGCAATGTCCCCAACGATTGCTAATGGCGGCTCTACAATCATGCTGGACAGCACTACGGCTGGTGATGTGCTGTGGCTGTTTACAAATCCGGGAGATTCAACAGCTCATATTAACAATGCCTATGATTGCGTTTGGAGAGATATTGGGTTTCGGTCTAAAAATCCGGGCACAGCCAACCAGCATTGCTTTCAGTTTGGCAACGGCATTGGTGGTAATGATGCTCATCAATGGGTGAGTATGAATATAGGATTTCGTGGCTTTTCCGGTCTTTGCTATCACTGCACAAATATAACCGGAGTTCACACCATCTATTTCGGATCGTCTTCATCGTGGCTGGGTGTTTTGCTTCTAGACGATATTGGTGGGTTTCTAGGCTATACCAATGCAGGCACTGGTGATGGTGTCATCGGCACCGGAATGTATTTTCAGAACATTCATGTTTTTAACGGCGGCTGGAATGACACGTCGCCTTGGACAGAATTGTTTGATTTCAAAGCATTTCGCGAAATTATCATTGATAATATAGTTATCGAGGGCGGCGGGATTTCCGTGGCGAAGAACTCACTTATCAGATTTGATGGGGAAGGCTGGAATTATATAAACGGTCTGCATTACGAACAGAGCGGGACATCCCCAACCTATAATATTTATCACGATGACGGCATCAATTCTAACGGCACTCGCCACACGATAGTAAGGGGGGCATGGGGCCTTTTCGATAACGGCATGAAGCTGTCTGTTTGCAATGTTTGCAAGGTGACGCTGGATGGTGTCCGGGGCAATCAGGACTCCACAAGCATTCTTTCAAGCGATCTTATCGAATACAACACCTCCGGGACCGTAAATAGTTCGTGGTCGGTCGAGATAAAGAATCATGTGAACTTTGCTGCTGGCGAAATTGTTGTAACCGATCAGCATGTTGGGCGCGTTAGGCTGGATGGTATCGGTTCTATTATGCAAGCCATTCATTTGCGCGATACTGAAATGCCGCTGGTCGAGGCATCGGCAAGCAAAGACGGGTGGCTTTGCGGATTGGTGGGTACTCCTAAAGTGACAAACATGTTGGCTTGTGATTTCGCGCAATTCTATATTGACGAAATCAACGGCACCGTTATTTACGAGATAGGTCTTGTAAACGATGAATTTGAGGGTCGCGTATTTGCTGTTCGTGCGCGAACCAACTTTCCTTATCCGACATTTAACTTTTCGCTACCATCCAGTTATTTGAATGACGCGGATGGTTTTGGCGCGCAAATAGGTTTCGGGATTCGGTGGCGATATATTCACCAAGAAGGAGCAAATCAACTTTTTCGCTTCGATGGCACGGCTACTCCGGGATGGCATAATGAAGCGGGCTACCGTTCAATCGTTACTTCTGTCGATAAAGATACATGGTACTCAACAGCGCAGACGGCCATAACGGAGGGGACGGGTACAAGCATTTTTCGCCCAACGGGTTCCGACACGATTACTGCTCCGGTCGAGTTCCGCATAAGCCATGTAAAGATGTGCTTGGGTGGCGAGATTCCTCGCAATTTTGGAAGCGGTGGGTTTGTGAGTGCCACCGTGAACCAGATGCGGCCCATTCGTTCATTCTTGGATCAAGCTCCGACATGGGGGGACTATATCGTGGGAGACACCTTCGATAATATTGCGCCATCTGTCGGAAATCCGATTGGATGGATTTGCACGACTGCCGGGGCTATGGCTACGGCTTGGGCACCAACAACAGCGTATGAAATCGGCGATTGGGTGGAAAACGACACTCCTAACCGGATCTACAAATGCACCGTCGCCGGGACTTCCGCCGGGTCGGGCGGACCTACGGGGACGGGCACGGGAATTACCGACAATACGGTGACATGGGATTTCCATGATACGGAAGCGGTATTTACCGCAATGGCGAATTTGTGAGGATAAACGAATGGCCGTTACATTTCTGCAAGCAGTCAATGAAACGCTCAAGCGCGTCAGGGTAATCCAGGGCGATGCGGGCGAACTTGTCACCTCCACGATTGCCTCGACGGCGACTGGCGGTGTGGCGACTGGTGCATTCACGGATTCGGGCAGGCAGACGGAAATAGACCTCGCCGTTCAGCTTTGGCAGGAAGGCTTGCATGAAATCTACGCGATGGGGCTATTTCCCAACGAGGCTTCCAGCGCGACCTTTACGCTTGCGACGGGCCAGCGGGAGTATTCGTTCCCCAATGACTTTGAGCGTGTAGCTGGGGAGGATTACCGGGACAGAGTTATGAGGGGGGCCACGTCCGGGCTGCTGGCCTATGAATACCCCGGAGGCTACGCCCGCATGTTGCGGGATCAGGTGATGGCCACCGACTTCACGGGCGACCCGAGTTTTTGGGCGATCAGCCCCGTTGATGGGGCTTTGAGGCTGGACAGGGAGCCCACCACGGAACAGGCGGGTCAAACGTGGAACATGCTGTATGAGAAACAGCTTGTCCTGACTTCCACGATGGCGACCGAGACAATGCCGATGGCCGATACGGTCACGGCGGCGATGGTGCCCGTTGTATCCGAGGCATGGAACCGGGTCTTCAAGAAGGAGTTCGATCAGAGCATGTTCCGTTCCAGTCTCGCAAGGTCGCTGGATTACATGGCGCGAACACAACGCCGCAAACGCTATGGTAAGCGTTAATGGCAGAAACTGTCATCACGTTTGGCGGGGGCATAAACGCCCGACGTAGAACCGCTGACGTTGACCCGAACGAATGCGTTTCGGGGTCGGTCAACTTCGACCTCGACCCCCAGTACCGGGCGCTGGCCCGAAGGAATGCGTTCGATCTTGTCGCCACCGCGCCCAATGCAGCGAGCATTAACGGCTTTGCCCAGCTAATCAATCCCGATATGTCGGTATCTACATTAGTGCAGGCAGGCGATACCGTTTACACATGGGACGGGGATCAGACATTCGTCTCTGTAGGAACCGCCGCTTCGGGTGCAAAGCTGCGAGGTCCGAGGGAACATAACTTCACCCTTAGTGATTTCGTAATCATCACCGACCTTTCGGGGCTTGAGACGGTGAAGAAGTGGGACGGCACCACTTTCAGCGATCTGGCCCACAATCTCGGGGGCAATTTTTTTGCCAAGTACTGCCGCGTTTACAACGAGCGGGCGATATACGCGAACGTCACGTCAGGAACGGCGACCCCGCATGTCATTCTGGGGTCGGCCATTCAGAACGCGGAAGACCTTTCGGCGGGCGACCGCCCGGCCTCTGCATTGGGATTCGATGCCGCATGGTTTCTCCCCATGCCCGATCTCAGGCCCATCAATGGGCTGGAGGCTGCATTCGGTGCCTTTCTGGTATCGACGGAGCGTGGAAGACTGTTCAGGTTAGCCGGGAATGACGCCACCGATTTCACCATGCAGGAGTTTCATGTTGGTTCCGCCGTGGTGGGAACGGAGGCCATCAAGAATATTGGTAATGACGTTATCATGGGGCTGGCGGGGAGGATCGAAAGCCTCTCGGGCACCATCAACTTCGGTGACGTGGAGAGCAACGACGTTTCCGCCGAGATATCGCCCCTGATCGACAAGGTGACGGGATGGACGATTGAGTATGACCGCAGGGGGCAGGACGTTTACTGCTTTCCGAACAACCAGTCGGCGGTCTGGGTGCTGCACAAGAAAACGCTGAACGATCCCACGAGTCAGGGGTTGAGTCCGTGGTCAAAATGGACCACCGCGCATCCGATGAATTTCTCTCCGCAGACGGTGATGCAGCTTATCAACCCGCTGGACAATACGGATGTGGTTTATCTCGGGGATGAGTTGGGGAATATCTACCTGATGGAGGGCGTCGGCAGTCTGGATGGCGGGACCGACAATATCACGGTCATAAGACGCTCGGGGTTAATACAGATACCCGACACGGACGTATTCGATATCAGGGGATGGATAACCTACCGGAAGCAGTTCGCGCAGACCGTCACGATCCGCATTCTGTATGGCGGGAAGAGTGTTTATGACCAGGAAATCTCGAAGAAAATCCCAGGCGCAGAGGAAGAGGGCATTGGATTCTACAACTCAGATTCGTACTACAACGACGGAACAACCGTCTACAACGTTGGATTTAGTGGAAGAATCTTTAAGCAAGATTGGTCTGCTGCCGGTCACTCCAGTTTCTTCCAAGTCGAAATCGAAGTCGTCGCCCCGGACCCGTTCGTCATCGAAGAAGTCGGCCTCGAATTCGGCACCGCGAAAGACCAATAGTCTAAAGCGGAGTACGGCGTTACGGCGGAAGTCGGCACGGTTTGCAGCGTTCGAGACGGACCATATCAAGTATGTCTGGGCGGCGTACAAGCGGGGTGCCTTCAATGACGTGGAGAATCTGCCGGAAGACATGGACGCGCTGACGTTTAACGCATGGCTGATGGATATAATCACTCCGATAATGGAGGCCGGTGGCGAGGTTGTCGCCATGATGGGAAAACATGCGGTGTACGGGGAGATACCCTTGGGCGTGGCCACATTGGAATATCGTGGCAAAATCGCGTATCCTCACGCTGTCTGGTTCCCCGATGCGTCGGCGCGGGACCGGCTGGAGATCGGATTGGCGTTCTTTATCGAGTTGAAGAAGAACCACATGGGCTGGGTGACGGCGGAAGCCAAGGACGAAAAGTATTTCAATCATCTCGGGAAATACGGCGTTGTCAGGAAGGTCGGAAAGTTGCGGGATTATTTTAGCGATGGCGTTCATGCAACCCTGTACCAGACGGTAGGTCATTAATGTCCTTTGTAAAAGATGTCGTAAAGGGTGCCGTTGGAATAGGTGGAGCGTTTGGTAAAGACCAGACGATTGACGCCCCGCGCCCGACCGGATTAACCACGCCCACGTTTGCCCTTAACCTTGGAAGCGGTACTTTGGCGCGAGGCACGGGCACGGCGGCAAGCCTTGTTCCCCGGACAGAAGCGGGCGCTATCGGGAGTTTGCAGGCGAACCGCGCACAACTGGGTGGTATACGGGATGTTCTGGGATCATTGAGAGGCAGTCTCGATCCTCTCCAGCAACGCACTTCGGGATTCTTTGACACCACGGCGGGCTTGAGGAACAGGCTCACGGGGCAACTGGATGAGCTTCGTCCCGGCTTTGGCAGGCTGACGGAAAGCCGGGTGCAGGGCATCAGAAGCGCAGCAAGTAAGGCGAGCGGCAATCTGCGGTCCAACTTCGCCCAGAGGAATGTCGGCGGGGCCAGCTTTGCGAATGCCCAGATTGCCAGCGTTGCACAGGACTTCGCAAATGAAGAAGACCGGGTGAGGGCGGAATCGTTCCTGGAGGAACAGCAGGCGCAGCAACAATTGATCCAACAAGTTGGCGAGATTATGAAGTTCGACGCGGGGAATGTGGGCTTGCAGATGCAGCAGATCGGCCTTGCTGCGGGGCTGACGGCGCAGGACGCGAGCGTACTGGCGCAAGAGGTACAGACCATTCAGGCTGAGGCCGGGGTTGCCGCGCAGCGGGCGCAGCGCGAACTGACGGAGCTTGGATATTCAGGCCAGCTAGTCGCTGCCTTTACCAAGATCGGCACCGACCTCGCCATTGCGGAAGCGCAGTTCAAGGCGAAACAGCAGTTCGCACGGGGCAAGAGCCTTGAGTTGGGCGCTAACAGTCTGGTGGACGCAGGGATTGGCGGCTTTAACTTCGCGCAGTCCTTTGGCGGGGGTGGTGGTGGACAAACCTTTACCAACTTCGAGAATCAAAGAGGTGATTTCTAATGGTTAGTCCGTTCTTGGGTGCAGGCTTTGCGGACGCAGCAGCGGCGCGACAGACGCGGGACACCGCCGACCGGCGCGTGGACCTGCTGGATCAGCAGCTTCAGCAGAAGGCTGCCGCTGAGAGGCTGAAGGGGCATGAGAGTCAGTACGGAAACCTGCTAAAGCAAATCGGCCTTATGGATCAGTTGGCACAAGCGGAACCGAATAAGTATGGTGCCAGCGAGGCCTATAAGAGAGACAGGGCTGTGGCGACCAGACTTGCAACTCAAATTGGCGGGTTATTTAAACAACCGGACGCGATTGGTCTTGACTTGAATATTTCCCGGACGGTGGACCCCGCCGCCCTTGAGGCGCGAAAGGCGGGGCAGATTGAGGCGGCTAAGGAAGAGGCCCGCATACCGGACATAGAGCGCAAGGCCGGAGCGTTGGGTGTGGACCTATCCAAGTTGTCGGAGACTGAAAAGAAAAATGTCATCGGCGCAACAAGACCGCCACCTGCTCCGTCACTATCCGCCATCTCCATTCCTATTATTGAGAAGATACGGAAGGGCGAGGCAATAACGAAAGGCGAGCGCGATGCCTTGGATGAAATTCAACGCCTTGATGCTTTTGACAAACTGACCCGCGCCCTTACTGCCGGTAGCGTGTCAAAAACAGCGGATGTCCCGAAGGATACAACAGTAACGCATAAGGGCGCTAAATTTACCTTCAGCGAAACCCGAGATGGCAGGGACTTCTTTAAGTCGGCGGATGGCCGGGTGATTTCTCGCCCCGCCAAGAGATAACCGATGTCTGAACAGGACTTCCGAGAGGAACCGACAGAGGAACCGCCGCTTGGGTTTGGTCCCGGCGTTACCGTGGACATCACGAATGTTCCGGTGATAGAGGGGAGTGAGTTTAGAGAAGAAGAGTCAGCGGCAGGATTCCAGGAGGAAGAGCCTACGCTACTTGAAAAAATGGGTGAGAACTTCAAGCAGCAGGCAGGGGGAATACTCGAAGCGGCGCAGAATATCGTGGATTTAGTAGTTAACAAACCCGCGCGGGCGCTTTCTGAAGCAACAGGCATTGGTGGTTTTGATTTCAGCACAGGGCAACACATCCCCCCTGAGCAAACGTCCGACATTAAAATTCCTCAGGTTGACAAGCCGAAAGATTTGGGCGGCGCTCTAAACCGTGGCGTCATGCAGTTTGTGACCGGGTTTATCCCGGTTCTAGCTGCGAGTCGGACGGGACAGGTAGCGGAAGCGGCGACACGATTTGCCGAGAAGATGGGCGTTCCCGCAGCCAAGGCAGTTGGTAGATTTCTGGAGACGGAAATCGCTGCCGTTGTCGCGGATCAAGTGGCCTTCGACCCACAACAACCACGATTCAGTAATTTCATCCAACAGTTTCCTGAGTTGCAAAACCCCGTAACAGAATATCTTGCGGCAGACCCCAAGGATTCGGAAGCGCAGAATCGGTTTGAGTTAGCCCTTGAGGGGGCTGGGTTGGGTGTTGCCCTGCAACCGTTCGTAGCTCTCATGCGCGGGTTTAGGGCGGGTGCTCGTCAGCATGTACTGGCGCAGGCAGACGAGGCGGCGATTGAAGATGTGGCTCCACGCACTTCCGATGTGGGATCGGGGAGGGAGGAAGTCCCTGCTGGGACCGCTAAGCTTGCTAGGGAAAATAAAGAGCCGCGCCGTGCCGGGAACATAAACCTCGACCGGATTAACTCCCCGGAAGATGCCAAGCAGGTTATCTTGGAAGCATCCCAGGAACAGGCCGGGAAGATGGAGGCCGCACGGCGAGGCGTCATCAGTACCGACCAGACACGCTTGCTGGCTTCCGATCTGGGGATGACAGAATCAGCACTCCTTAAGCGGCGCAAAGGGCAGGCATTTAATGCCGAAGAGGCCTTGGCTGCTCGTAACTTGTTGGCTGAATCAGCGGAGCGAGTGGTTGATCTAAGCAAGGCGGCGCGGGGAGGGTCGGATGAGGCAGTTGTATCGTTTCAGCAAGCGCTAACTCGTCATGTTGCTATTCAAGAACAGGTTGCCGGTCTTACGGCAGAGGCGGGTCGTGCGTTACGTCAGTTCCAGATTCCCTCGGAGAGTAAGGAGCGCGTTCTCCGGGAAATTATCGAGTCTCAGGGCGGGCGGGACCGTATCGACAAGATAGCGGACCTTGCCAGCAGACTTGACACTCCCGAACAGGTAGCAGTGTTTACGCGCGGAGTGCGTAAGGCTACCACGCTGGACAAGATATTCGAGGTTTGGATTAACGGGCTATTGTCCGGTCCACAGACTCATGCCGTTAATACACTATCCAATAGTCTAGTCGCGCTCTGGACAATTCCCGAACATCTACTTGCGGCGGGGATTCGCGGGGTTAGGGGGGGCAAGGGCGTTACCTTTCGCGACACGCAGGCCCGTATCTTCGGTATGGTCGAGGGGATGAAGGACGGCCTTCGGGCCGGAGCCAAGGCGTTCATAACCGAGGAGCCCTCGGATATCTTTTCCAAGCTGGATGTACCCAATCCCAAGGCCATCCCCGGAGTTGTCGGAAAGGTTGTCCGCCTGCCCGGTCGAGCACTGGTGGCGGAAGATGAATTCTTCAAGACCATCGGCTTCAGGATGGAATTGCGCTCTCTCGCCATGCGTACCGGGCTGGAAAGGGGATTGCGCGGGAATGATCTGGCTAAACATATTAATGAAGTCATCACCAACCCGCCCGAAAAGATTAAACTGGCCGCGCTGGACACCGCCCGCTACCAGACATTCACCAACCCACTCGGGGATGTCGGGCAGAAAATTCAGGGAATCAGGAACAGTGACAACCCATTGGTTGCCGCGCCCGCCCGTCTGCTGGTGCCGTTTCTGAGGACACCGCTTAACATTCTCAAGTTTGCGGCGGGAAGATCGGTACTGGCCCCCCTATCACGTAATTTCCGTGCGGATATTAAAAAGGGCGGCGCGGCCAGGGATTTGGCCTTGGCCCGCATGACCATAGGTACGGGCGTAAGCGCAGTTGTCGCAAGCTATGCTGCCGAGGGTAAGATTACCGGCGGTGGGCCGAAAGACCCGGAACTTAGGCAGGCCTTATTCAATACCGGGTGGCAACCATACAGCCTGAAAATAGGCGACAAGTATTTTTCCTACGCTCGGCTTGAGCCGCTTGGCATTCTATTCGGGGTGGCTGCGGATTACGCGGAGATTTCCGGCCACCTTGAGAAAGGTGAGCAGGACGAATTGGCGGGCATGATATCTATGGCTGTTGCCAAGAATGTGATTTCCAAGACGTATCTCAAATCAATTTCCGAAACCATCCAAGCGTTACATGATCCAGACAGGTATGGGGAGAGGTATCTACAGAATCTATCCGGCACGTTGATCCCGACCGGCGTTGCACAGTTGGCGCGGACGGAAGACCCCATTCTTCGGGATGTGCGCTCATTCCAGGATAAGATTAAATCCCGCCTACCGGGGTATAGTGAAGACTTGCCCGCAAGGCGGAATGTATGGGGCTCGCCCATATCATTAACCGGGGGGCTCGGGCCTGACATTATCTCGCCCATCTACACCAACAAGGCATCCAAGGATAAGCTAGCCAACGAAGTTGTGCGGTTAAAGCTGGAACTTACCATGCCGCCCCGTAAAATCAGCGGCATAGAACTAACCCCACAGCAATATTGGAGCTATGTGGAGGCCGCAGGGAAGCCCGCCAAGCGCATCCTGGATGCGGCAGTTACCAGCGAGGGGTGGGACGCGCTGGGATCACAGCCGGGCGGCAGAACGGCGCAAGAGGATTTCATTAAGGAAACCGTGCGGCGTTGGCGTCAATTGGCCCGCGTAAGACTATTTGCCGAAAACCCTGATCTATTTAAGAAGCAGGTGGAGAAGAGAGTTAAAGAACGCACGCGCTGATTGGAACATTAACAAGACAATATGATAGGTTGAGCAATGGCTGATAATCCATATCACATCTATGTAGGACACAATTAGATGAAACACCTTATTAGAAGGAGCACATTGCGGGTGCGGGGAGGGGGGTTAAATGGCTGATAACCCCTATTCGTCTGTAACCATTAGTGGTTACAACACCTCCCCGCCCCCGTGAATGAAAACCGGATGACGGCACCACGACCGCCGATAACAAGGTGGAATGGGCAAAGCACGTCAGTAAGTTGGGCGATCCGCTAAAGACCGGCGTCGAGGGCGTGGACTCGAACGTATCTGCTGCTTTCGGCGCGTTGATTTTGACCACGGACCCCGGACAGGAGGGGATCGTCATAATGAACAGGATGTTTAGCTAATGGCCTTAACGTATTCAAAGCAGATACTTAGCGGGTCCACGAATGGCCGCATGGTCGAGGTTAACAACCTGACCTCACCGGGCACGACCGTTCATACGGTGCAGGCGACCACGACCAACGGCATTGAGGAAGTCTACCTGTATGCGATGAACGCAGGCACGGCAACGAGTCCCTCGCGGTTAACGATTGAACTAGGCGGCACCGGGACGGCGGATCATGTTATTGTGGATTTGGCTGAAATGGACGGGCTTAATTATCTGGTGCCCGGCGTCAGTTTCACGGCGACGACATCTATTATCCGGGCATTCGCCACGGCCTCGGGCATTTTCCATTTGGCGGGTTGGGTTAACAGGGCCACATAATGCGTAACTTTTCCAGACGTTTGAATGAGCCTAAAGGTTTCCCCAGGGGAACGAGAATGGTGTTCCACCAGTCCGTTGCCCCACTCGGGTGGACCCAATTAACTGGCGCTACCTACGAAGACGCCGGTCTTCGCTCCACCACGGGTGCCGTGGGCGTTGGGGGATCGGATGCCTTCAATACTCTGTTCGGTGCCGCCAAGACGGCCTCTGCCCACACTCTGACAGCCACCGAAATGCCGGTACACTTGCACGCCGCTGGGACGCTGGTGAATGCCAGCCATTTCCATTTTCTCTACGTCACAGACGACACAGCGACAGGCTGGAAGAATGCGTTGCCAGCCCAGTCGCAAATATCGACGGGGGTGGATATTTTTGGCGACCCCGCAGGCGGAACCGAAGACACAGGTACGGTGCAATCCACCGATTCACGGACGCCGACGATCAGCGGAAGCACTGCTAACGCCGGGTCCGGTTCGGGGCATGTCCACACCCTGCCCAACATGGACCTGAAGTTTGTTGATGTCATTGTTGCAGAGAAGAAATGATGCTGTTCGATGATACGAGTGGTTGTCCTTATAACAACTTTAAATCCTGTCGGGAAACTAGAAAGAAAAAAGACGGCTGCGCCCTTTATATGTTCTTCGGGTTCAGAACGCCGGACACGGGCCGGAACGTACAGGAGTGGGGCTGTGCACACTTCTGGGCACCTTACATGAGCATGGCGGCGGCACAGGAAGCGAAGGCAAACGTCGCGGCCATAGAGAGCTTTAGAAATGCCGTTGTTAAACGGGCTGATGAAATGGCAGAAGATGTGCCGTTAGATGTGGTTCATCAATTAGAAGGGTAGCCGGGCCTTGGTTGGCCGTTAATATATTCATCAGATATTAACCATATATCCGCCCATTTGAAGTAGTTCTGAGTATAGAGGATAGTATGCGCATGGACCCTGAGAAAATATTAAAGCACCCGGCGTGGTTCCGCCACGGCCTGACTGTCGTCGGGCTGGGAATTGCCGGTGTCATCGCCTGGAATGACCTCGGGCATGTGGTAAACGCGGCTGCAGAACGCTCGCAAAAAAACGAGAAAAGCGTCGAAGAACTCACAAGAACAATCAGTGACATAGACAAGAAGCAGGGCATCGTAATCCAACGACTTGACTCGGCGGAACAGAAGGAACGCGAACGGGCGCTGGAAGCCCTTCGCCGTCATAACGAGACGGGCCGCGCCCTGGAGCGTATCTTCGACAAGCTCGACAACAATAAGTGACCCGCCTTGCAACCCTGCTTTGGTTAGTAACGTCTCCGGCATTGGCGCAAGGCATGGTCTGCATGAGCTTGAAAGATATCAATGCGGTGAACAAGGGAAATGGCGAACGAAAGGTTGCGGATGCAGCAGTCAGTTCGGGCGCTATCATGGAAATCTTCGCCAATAAAAAGACGACCGCCTGGACGCTTGTCGTGACATTCCCCGACCCGCCGAGAGCCTGTATTATGATGGTTGGCGATGGTTGGGAACTGGTAGGGACGACTTACTGATGGAATGGGAGAGAGTGGAAAAGGTCGCGGACGACATTGCTCCGGCAGGGGACGGGCGGGGCCAATGGGACACCACGCGCAAGCAGAACGAAACTCTGGATCAGGCCCGCGACTACCTCAAGCAGTATGCGAAGAAGCTGAAAGAGGAAGAGGATGTTTGAGCGCCCCAAAAGGGCCGTGCAGCGTGTCTTCCTGCATTGCAGCGCCAGCGACGACGAGACGCTTGTTGGCCGACATATCGTTGACGAGATACGGAATTGGCACAAGGCACGCGGCTGGAATGACGTGGGGTATCATTTCCTGATTGATAAGCTGGGTGGAGTATTCGAGGGGAGGCCGCTGGAGGCCGTTCCGGCAGCGCAGAAGGGCCATAACCTTAGAACCATAGCAATCATGGTCCACGGTCTAAGGGACTTCTCGGACGCCTCTCTGACGGCCCTACAGGCGCTCTGTGGAGAGATTAACGAAGCCTATTATGGTAGAATATCGTTCCACGGCCACTGTGAGGTGGCTAACAAGGAATGCCCGGTGTTTGAATACAAGGATGTGCTTGTGTTAGATCGCTGGGGTAGAATGCCTTAACCACAGATCGGATTAGTTATGAGTAATAAATGGATTATGGCAAGCAAGACCATTCAAGGCGTCGTAATTACGATGGTTGGATATCTTGCCACACAGTTTGGCTGGGAATGGTGGACCGGCGCTGAAACGGCTGTTAGTGGTCTGATTAATAATCTTATCATGGCTGCGGGAAGCGCATGGACAGTTTACGGTATGCGCGATGCCGTGTCCAAACTCAAAATTGTGCCTAAAGCCTGATGTGGTTGGCGATTACAGGTGCGTTTGCCAAGATCGGTGGGTTTATCGCCGACTTGGCCAGCGCCGCCCTTAAATGGATGGGCGTGATCTTTGCCTATAAGCTCGGCAAGAAAAACGAGCGCGCAAAGCAGACCGAGAAAACCTCCGAGATTCAGCAGGAGCAATTGGATGTGGCGAGCCGCCGTCCTAGGGATCGTTCTGATATCATTGATCGGATGCGGGACAACGACCTCTAAGGCGTCCCGCTGCCCACCGTGGCCCAAGGCCGGTGTCCGCGTGGCGGAGGAAATGAAAAAGATTCCCTATGAAGGATACACGTATTTTTGGGAATGGATGTCTCGTCTGGACAGACTCGCAGACCAACTGGAAATCTGCCGCAAATAAAGAAAGGGCCGGGGACATTTCTGCCACCGGCCCCCTGGAGTTTGAGGGAATATGCGTTGATGGGTTAGTTATACACTATTCGTCGTCGTCGTCAACCCCATCCAGATCGCCCGCATAGAAGTCGATATCTTTCGCTTCACGCGCCGCACATTCTGGGGTGGAGCAGACCGGAGAGGTATACATACCCTTGCCGACCTTAACCCAGTCCGCAGGGACGGCATAGGCCACGCCGGCAAACAACATCGAAATTACGAAAATCAGACTTTTCATTTTCTTCTCCTAACAGTCTAGGTGTTTAGCAATAGCCCAGCCCAGAACGCAGGCCAGATCGTCTTTGTCTTTGCCGCCCTTGTTGGAGGCAGTCTTGACGGGAGGCCTTCCAGCGGCCACCATTTCTTCCGGTTCTTTGCCGAAATTAGCTGCTTGATCGGTCAACTCTTTGCAGCGGTCCGCCAGCGCGGGATTAAGTCTGGCCCGCTGACATACCCAGTCTGCCTGTGTAGAGAGCGCACAGAACGGCTCCATTTCGACCGAGTTATAGGTAAAGATCGGAATACTCCAGCCCGTCGATAGGCCGCACTTGTGAGCCCCTGCCGCGCCCACGGAAGCTGCTCCGGGGATAGACAGGTAAAGCGAGTCGCCGCTATCTCCAGATGCCGTGGCGGTCCCTCCCTTGGCTCCTGCGATACCGACGCCCACGGCGAGAGCGGCGGCGCGGGCGCTGGATTGTGCATTGGGGCGCTCGCGCTCCCCGGCGAAAGCGGCGGTCGAGAAAAGTAGAATGATAACGGCAGCGAGATATTTCATTGGTTCACTCCTGGTTGATGGGGTTGTTTAGCATACTTCTGTTCGTCGGCTTCCTTTACCAGCCGCGCCCGTGCTTCCTCCGCCTCGATATCGGCAGCAATTTCCCAATCCGTCAAATATTCATGGTAATTCATCGGTCTTTTCCTGTTCGTGTGCGGTTATCATGGCCCGCCACATTCCGGTTTTAATTACATCCTCACCCGAAATATGAACGACATTTCCAGGGACCATTGTAATTGTGCCAAGAACGTCAGCCATCTTGCTATTTAGGCTTGGGTTTTTGGGCACCATCACATGGTCGGGGCGCGCGGCTTCGTAGGCGGCGATGGCATCCCGTGCTCGGTCACGGTAATATTGACCTTCCTCGCATTGCACGTTTGGATCAT